GAAGAAAAGAAAAGAGAATTATACGAATCTATAACTGGAGAAAATAATGCACAAGTGCCAGAGGATTTTGATAATGAATTAAGCAAATTATTAGGCACTGTTGTAAAACGTAGTGCAATAGGAGAAAGTATAAGAGACTTTGCAGAAAAGAAAGAAAATTTAAATGATATAGGCAAATCAAATTTAGTTTCATCATACCTTGATGGAGGACAGCAACCTTTTGGAAGACCAAAATTTGTTGAAAGTGAAAAAACTAAAGGTACATTTGAAAGAGGAAAAGTTCAGATCAGTGACAATGGCAGAGCATTGACTTTTAAATCAGGAACTACTATTCAAGAAATAATTGAAGAAGTTGTTATTCTTAGTGACTATGGTAGAAAAGTATCAGAAGCAGAACCTGATCAATTTGGAATGATACCTTGGTTCAAAATCCAACCAAGTGTTTATTTGATCACTGATGAAAAACAAATGAATTTATCAGGAAAATATCCAATGGTTTTTGTATATAGAGTAGTACCATTTAAAGCACATGTAAGCAGATATGCTCCTGTTACAAAAGCATCGCCAGGAATAGAAATGCTTAGATCACAAGCAGTAAAAGAATACGACTACATCTATAGTGGAAAAAATGACGATGTTTTAAAATTTGATCTTAACTTTAATCTTGCTTTTTTTACAAGTATTTCGCCTTTTGGAGGAAAAACACAATCCGGTGTAAAAGATGTTGAACAAAACAAAACAGCAGGTAAAGACGAAAATCCAAAAAATAAACCAATAGAAGGCGACTCGTCTAATATATCTACAAGTGGAAGTCCTACATTACAAGAAAAACCTAAACAAGGAACAGGAGGTACAGGCGGAACTAATGGTTTAAACAGTACACCTACGTCTATAGCAAGAGATTTTAATGATGCACTTGTTAACAGTGATGTAGATTTGATAACAGCCTCAATGACTATAATGGGCGATCCTTATTATATAGCTGATAGTGGAATGGGCAATTATTCTGCTGGCACAACTCCTATAATTAACATTACAGAAGATGGTACTATGGATTATCAAAGCAGTGAAGTTGATGTTTTAGTTAATTTTAGAACACCTTTAGACATTAGTCAGACTGGGGGCTATGATTTTCCAAGACTAGGAATATCACCTACTGGTGCATTTAGCGGATTATACCAAGTTTACATGGTTAGAAATAGTTTTAGTGAAGGTGTATTTTCACAAGATTTAAAAATGATTAGACGTAAGAATCAAACAGGTGTTGATACTAAATCAGAACCAACATCAGAAAAGAATTTAGCACGTGAAGTAGAACCTCTTGATAAAAACAATGTGCGTACTAACCAAGGAGCAGGAGCAGGACCAGGCTTGCCTCCAGGCGATCCACTTATATATTCCAATGATGCAGAATCGTCAGTTGCAGGACCAGGCTTGCCTGCAGGTGATCCGGAGATTTACTCATGAGCACACCAAAAAATCAACTTACTAGAGGAGTAAAGCCTGATTGGATGAAAGGTTCTGGACCTTACCTGGGCCGTGTAGTTAATCATCTTGATCCAGAATATATGGGCTCAATAGAAGTTGAAATATTAAAAATTACAGAATCAGGAAACGCTGAAGAAAGCAGTGGATTTTTAGTTCCTTGCAAATACCTATCTCCTTTTTACGGAGTAACACCAAGAGCAGGTGTAACAGAAAATGACGGATATGATTACACACAAAAAAGTTATGGTATGTGGGCTATTCCACCTGATGTTGGTGTAAAAGTAATGGTAATTTTTGTAGAAGGTAATTATGGTTATGGTTACTGGATGGGTTGTATTCAAGATAATTTTATGAATTTCATGGTACCAGGAAATGCATCTACATCATATAACGACCTTGATAAATCAAAAGCATTACCAGTTGGAGAATTTAATAAGGTAAAAGAAACAGGTGCAGGAAGGGATCCAACACAATATATAAAACCACATGCAAAAGATCAATATGATCAATTAACTGCACAAGGATTGACAGTTGATACAATTAGGGGAATAACAAGTTCAAGTGCAAGGCGTGAAACACCTAGTATGGTTTTTGGTTGGAGTAGTCCAGGACCATATGATAGAAGGCCAGGCAAACCAAAAGCAAAATACGGAGAAAAACTTGCACAATTAGATATTCCGTTTAGTAGACTAGGTGGTTCTAGTATTGTTATGGATGACGGAGATGCTTCCTTAATTAGAAAAACAAAAGCATCAGCTGGCGGTAGTGAATACGCAAACGTAGAACAAGGAGAAAAAGGTGATGTTACTGTGCCTGCAAATGAGTTGTTAAGACTGCGTACAAGAACAGGACATCAAATACTTTTACATAATTCTGAAGATTTAATTTACATAGCCCATGGTAGTGGAAACAGTTGGATTGAAATGACAGCTAACGGTAAAATTGATATCTATGCGGCAGACAGCGTAAGTATACATTCTAATAATGATTTTAATTTCAAGGCAGATAGAGATATTAATATTGAAGCTGGCAATGATATAAATGTATCAGCCGGTGCAAAAATTAATCAAACATCAACAGCAGATTTAAATATAAAATCAGGTGCTGGATTGAACACTGAATCATCTGGTGCATACAACATAAAATCTGGTGCGGCAATGAATATAGAAAGTTCCAGTGCTTTTAATATAAAATCAGGTGCAGTATTAGCACTAGGTTCAGCCGCTAATTTTGAAGTCACTGCTGGTGCAGATGGAGTAATTACTGCAAGTGGTTCTAATAACTTAGCATCATCAGCACATAAAATTACTGCTGGTGCAATCAGCTTTAACGGAGCACCTGCTTCTACAGCAGGAAGCCCAGGCGGCGCAGGTTCAGCTGAAGAAGCTAAAAAACCAATAAGGTTGCCGGAACACGAACCTTGGGGTGGACATGAAAGTGGTGATCCTACTCAGCATACTCCGGATAAAACAATAAGTGGAGGCACTGCACCAACAAGCAATGGCACAACTCCAATTAGAGATACATTTAGGAAAAATCAATAATGGGCGGTATTTGTTTAGAAGATGACTTTGTTGTAGACAGTGAACAAAAAATAGTTGGTATATTAAAAGCTGATCCGACTAGGCCTAAAACTGTAACAATAGGAGTAAAAGATATCATAATAGAAGGAGATCACGTTGTAGATCCAGATGGGGATAGGATTCCAAAACCTGATGATCCTAGGGTAAGAAGTATAAGTGATAATCAAGTTTTTATAGGAACTAAGAAAATGATCATAGATGGAGATCAAGTCACGTTGGAAAGAGGTACCCCTCCATCGGATTATATTGCTTTTGCTAAAGCATCAAATAGTGCAGTAACAATAGGTTAAATACAGTATGAGCACAATTGAAAAGAAACTATTTAAAGAAATAACTGTAGCTGGAAATCAGCGTACAGAAGAATACGGACCTGGTACAAAAGCGTATAGGGGAATCAGCACAGTCGACCCTAATAGTACCAATCCTGTTCTTTACGATCTAGCTCTAATTAAACAGGATATAATCAATCATTTTCATATTAGACAAGGCGAAAAACTATCTGATCCGTCTTTCGGAACAATTATTTGGGACGTTTTATTTGAACCATTAACAGAGCAAATGAAAGATTTGATTATACAAAATATAACAAGAGTTATTAGTAGTGATCCAAGAGTAACAGTGAATAATGTTACAGTTGATCAATACGAAAGTGGTTTGCAGGTAGAATGTTCTCTAATATATCGTCCTTACAATATTTCAGAAACTATGCGTCTACAGTTTGACGAAAATGCTGGGTTTATTGCCTCCTAATTATATACACAGTTAACTACCTACGATAAATATTAAAAAGGAAATAGTATGTCGAGCACAGATAGACAAAATAGATTATTAGTAGCAGAAGATTGGAAACGTATCTATCAATCCTATCGTAACGCAGACTTTAGAAGTTACGATTTTGATAATTTACGTAGAACAATGATCAACTATCTGCGTGAAAATTATCCCGAAGATTTTAATGATTATATAGAAAGTTCAGAATATCTTGCACTTATTGATTTGATTGCATTCCTTGGACAAAATTTAGCATTTAGAATGGATTTAAATGCTAGAGAAAATTACTTAGAATTAGCAGAACGTAGAGAAAGCGTTCTACGACTTGCAAGACTATTAAATTACAATCCTAAAAGAAATGTAGGTGCAAATGGTATTTTAAAAGTTGCAAGTATTTCAACAACAGAATCATTTTTAGATTCAAATAATATTAATTTAGCTGATCAGACAATTATATGGAACGATCCAGCTAACCCTAATTGGTACGAACAGTTTATAAAAGTTATAAACAGAGGATTACCAGTAAACGCTACTTTTGGAAAACCAATTAAAAAAGCAACCATAGACGGAATAGCATCAGAACAATATAGAATTAATAGTACAAATTCAGATCTTCCAAGATTCAGTTTTCTTAAAACAGTAGATGGACAATCTGTACGTTTTGAAATTGTATCTACTGACATTGACACAACTATTAAAGAAGAACCACCGTTACCTGGAAACAACTTTGCATTAGTTTACAGAGATGATGGTAAAGGATCAGGCAGTTCTAATACAGGATTTTTCTGCCATTTTAGACAAGGAACTTTAGATGAAGGTTCTTTTACTATATCCAATCCTAGTACAAATCAAACAGTAGCAATTGATGCGACTAATATTAACAATTCAGATGTTTGGTTATACAAGTTGAATGCACAAGGTGTTGAAGACGAAATTTGGACCAAGGTAGATGCTGTAGAAGGTAACAACATAATTTACAACAGCCTTAATAAAAATATTAGAAATATTTATAGTGTGTTAACTAGAGTAGAAGATAGAGTAACATTAATATTTTCAGACGGAGTGTTTGGAAATTTACCTCAGGGTGATTTTAAAATTTATTATAGAACAAGTAAAAATCAAAATATAGTTGTTACACCTGCAGACATGCGGGGCATAAGCATAGATATACCTTATCTTAGTAGAATAGGAAAAGTTGAAACACTTACTATGACTTTTGAATTACGTTACACTGTAGATAATGCTTCTACATCAGAAACAAATTTAAATATTAAAGAGAGAGCACCTAGCACTTATTATACACAAAACAGATTAGTTACAGCAGAAGATTATCAAATTGGGCCTCTCAGCGTTAGCCAAGAAATTATAAAAACAAAAAGTGTCAATAGAACATCAAGTGGTATTAGTCGATATTTTGATCTAGTTGACGCTACAGGAAAATACAGTAAAACAAATCTGTTCGCAACTGATGGTGTAATATATAAAGAAAAGTTATTAGAAAAAGACAAATTTACATTTGCAACTCAAACTGATATTGAAGGAATAATATTAAACAAAATTGAACCTATTTTAAGCGGAAAAAAAGTACGTAATTATTACTTCAGCGAATTTCCAAAAATAGAAGTTAACGATTTGAATTTGACTTGGTATCAAAATACAACTGATACAAATTTAACAACTGGATATTTTGAAAACGTAAACAATATTAAACAAACGCTAGGCACATTTACAACCAGTATTTTAAAGTTAATTAAAGCAGGCTGTAGCGTTAAGTTTCAAGCACCTACAGGTCAACATTTTACTCCTACAGGAACACTTAAAACTGGAGATGCAAATTATTTAGGTGCTGTTACGTACAAGTGGGTTAAAATTGTAACTGTAAGTGGCAATGGTACAGAGTTGAATGCAG